TGGATCAGCATATTGACGTTTTTTAAATACTCGCAACATCTCTGAAAGCATATCATGATCTATTTCTGATCCGATTGCAGACCCATTCATGCGAGATGATACTTGACCAAGTGCAAGTGTTTTAAATGGCTTGCCGATGGTCAAGCCTTCCGGCACATCGTAAGCCGGCACAGGCTCTGAAAGTTGGATCGCTTCGCCATAGGCACGAAGTGATGTTGTCTTGTTGTCTGCTCTATTCATTTGATTCACTACTTTTCTGCTCCAACTGTAACCGGGATCGCCACCCCAGCCTTGCCACGCTTGCCATCCTTTGCCTTGGTCGGCCCATGTTGAACCTTCCTTGTCAACTTCATGACGTGTGAAATAAGCTAACATTCTACGCACAGTGTCCGGACTCAATCGCTTGCCGTTTGCTAAATCACGAGCACGAGCGATGCCAACCGGGGTCATGCCTCTCTGTGATGGTGATTTAGTCGCTCTGATTGCAAGTGCACGTTTTGCTGCACGTTGTGCACCTTTTGGCGGCACAAAATCAATGTGTGAATACTTGTCAGGTATAGCAAATTTAACCTTGATCTTTTTAGCCATTGCGTTTTGTCCTCATGAGTTTTTCAGCAAATGCAGACAGACCACCACCGCTAGTGCGATCAAGTGCAGATCGTGATGCTTCTTCTGGCAGTTCACCGGCACCAAGTCTCTCACGAATAGCTCTCTCTAACTCATCATCCGGTGTGAGTATTCCGGCTTGCACAAGTTGTGGTAGCATACCCATTGATTCAGCAAGATCATCAGTGTCTAAACCGGTGTGTGTTAACTTTGGCAATTTAGACGGATCAACACAGCCATAATTCCAACGGATCAATCTGCCGATTGTGCCGCCACCTCTACGATCCGGCCCACTAATTTGAGCTGCTATAATATCACAGAGATTAATTGCTGCACGTCTAAACACTGAAAGATGAATCTCACCGACTGATCTTGCACCGGTTTCAGTGTTACCGAGATCTGCAAACTGAGTGAGAAAAGCAGACGCAATTTGTGAATCACACTTGGTGATGATGTCTAGCGGCCCACTAGCATATAAATTTGGTGTCTCTGCATAGCTTTCAAATTTAACTACTGATGTCTCAACTAAATAGCTCTGCTCAGTAGATAAAAATGCTTGTGCTTGTGCTTCTGCATCATCAACCATTGCATTCACATCGGCATCTGTTAGACCCATGTTTTCAGCTTGTGATCTATCAACAACAACCTTCGGTGTTGGCACAGCCCATCTATCCAAACCGATGCACATGAGATTGCTTGCACGTTGCTTAGTGCGCCACCACCACCACACAGGCCGCAGCATGCCAACGCCTTCAAAATTACTGCCGGTTCTATTGAGTGTGAGCAATAACAGTTTGTTTGCCGGTATTGGCTCTGGTGTGTATGTCGTGCCGACAACATTCTGCAATACACCATCTAAATGCTGATTGTCTCTGCTTAACCATCGGTTGTGCGCACTTGGCTCTCTGTCTGCATACTGATCTAACCACACTTTAACTTTACCGTCTGCATCCGGCCCAACTTTATACAACTCTTCTGCATAGCGATATCCGAGAGGAATGAACTCTAGTAGATAGCTGAGTTGATCTTCAAAGCTAATTGACATTTGACCTGAATAGCCATCGAAGCCAAAGCACTCATTTGCAAAACGTGCTAACTCTTCTGCAATCGGATCATTCTCAATGCCCGGTTCAAATCGCCAACTTGCACTGAGCAATGTCTGCCTAAGCATGTGCCAAGATCGTCTGACAATCGGATCAGTACGTAACATCTCTTCTGCTTCTTGCACCCAGTTCAAGCCGGTGAGTTTGGCATTCTGCTCCTTGCCGCTAATAGCACCACCGTTTAACTGTGTGCCGGTAATGCCTTTGGTGACAAAGCGAGGCGTGTTGGCCCTCATGTGTTTAGGATTTCGCTCTAATTTACTCATAGCTATCCTTTGAAAGATGCAAGCAATGTTTAACAGTATATGCACAATTTTGCTATTAAGCAACATTTGTTATTCATTGCTTATTTTGCTAATACATGATAGATATTTCGAGTCATGTTGGGCGAGTGAAGCAATGCACAGAGTTTATCACTTTTTCTTTGTGCATTGCTTTGCTTTTCTATTGCAACAAGATGCTTTATCTAATATGATTCATTCACCAATCTAAAAGCAATTTGGTCTTCAGATTGTTTTGGACTTCAGATTGTTTTGTCTACAAAAGCTCTTTCCTTGCAAACTTTGGTCGGTTCAGTAGGAAGAGCTTTTGTTTTTTAAACTCTTGTTGAACACTCTGAGTGATTGTTGTATTCTGTCTCTGAATTGTAAGGTGAGTAAATCAGCCTTGTCGTTAGGTGTGGCGGCATCTGGCAAAACAGCCCGGCAAGGCTGATCTACTTCTCTATCCATTTTTCAACATCGGGATGCAACTCAACATCATCATCTTTTTTGCGTGTTGGTGCTCTAATCACACTAAGTTTTTCAATGATGGCATTCTGCAAGTCAAGCAGATGATCGTGCTTAATCTGCATTTGAATTTGTGCATCCCTGAGTCGTGCAATGAGTGCTTCTCTGTCTGCATTTGCACTTGCTAGCTTATCTTTTAACTCTTCGACTTCTGCCGGATCACGACCGCTTGCGATTGCCATCATTGAGCTAATTGAACCGGTAAGCACACCAAGTATGCCAACCAACACATCTCTATTTTCGTCTACAATTTTAACGTAACTAAGAAATAAAATCAGACATACAACAATAATTAAAAATGTAACTGAGAACCACCACCCACGTTTTGCTTTCGCATCTTCGGTTGGTTGTTCAGATTTCGGTTTGTTCATAATATCGCTCTCAATATCATCATCACATACACTGCTATATAGTCTATCCAATAGAAATAGTCATCTAAGCCGCTCATGAGTCGTGCATGCTTTGATGTGATAACAGGCCAGACCGTATAGCAACAATAACAGACGTTGAAAATAGCATTGCGAGTGAGAAACCACCACAGCCATTCTCTGAGCTTTCTATCTCTTGCTCTCGACTTGATCTTTTTTGGCCCGGCAATCTTCTTGACTTTGTCACTGCCTTTTGGTGGCTGCAAACTTTCAATTGTGTTGCCGACTGTATAGATGATCTGTGTCTCTCGCACTCCCTTGAATCTGTATTCACCGGCAAGTGCATAACGTGTGCCTTTGGGTGTGAATGAGTTGGTGCGATGCTTAACTGCTTTCATTGCTTCTGCTGTGAGTAATACCTGGCCGGCACCACACAAGCTCATTGCTCGTGCTGCTATGTTTTTGCTCAGGCCTTCCAATTCGATTGCTTTTGCACCAGTCATCGTCATCAATTCATCTTGCTTGACTTCAACTACCTTGCCGAAGTGAATGCCAATTCTAGCACCGAGCTTTGTTTTTGGTGGCACACTGTGCTGATAGTGCAGAGCAAAATTGACTGCATCAATTGGTCGCTCAAAGCTCAGCAAAAAACCGTCTGATCTATCTATCTCTCTTCCATCAAATTTATACACTAATGATCGTGCAAGCCTATCGTGATACTGCAACCACTTTGCACCACGCATTGCACCAACCGACTGCACAAATGCAGTTGAGCCAATTAAATCGAGTAACACTATGGCTAGATAACGCTCTGTGAACTCCATTTATCAACTCCGATTTAAAATGATTGAACTGATCCGCCACCTATTCGCACCTTGCGTCTGTTATTATTACCACTATTCACACCGCTTTTTCTAGCTGTGTATTGTCTACGATCAACTGCAGTATCATGCCAATTGAACATGATGCAGTCATAGCGTAGTGCATCGAGCGGATCCTCTCGACCATCTTTTTTCGGTTGTTCGTTTTTATCCCAGCTATAGCTAAGCAGTGCTTTTCTAATGCTGTTACCTCTCGCTTTCTCACCACGCTCCCACACTTGTTTTGTGACTAGATACTTTCTACTGCTAAATGCTCGTTTCAGTCTCTGAATACCATTGAGAATGTCAACTCTAATTGGGTCAGATGTATTGCGAAGGTGCATGCCGATGCCACCTGAGTTGATGTCTGCTCTCATTGCTCTAAATGCACTTGCACCGGTCTGATCGTTTCTTGCTTTGCCGGCCTTGTCTGCTACACCATCATCAAGCCAAATTCGTGCAGATGGTGCTTGTGCTTGTAGTGATCTGGGCCACGCAATAGATAGAATGAGTTGAGCAAGTTGTTGCGTCGTCACTTCTGCCGGGTTGATCTCATGACAAATCACTGTTGCTTCTAACTCTTCATCGTAGCACATGATGAGCACTGATGGTTTTCTGAATCCCCAGTCAATCGCTATTCTACCGAGCATACTTGGCTTGTATTGCCAATTGTCTATGACGTGACTTTCAGTAAACTCATTATAAACAAGGCCGGTTGGTGGTGCCGGTTTATTCATTACCATCGCTTCACGTTCTGCCTGTGGTAGCAGTTTAGTTGCCTCAAACCAAGCATCTGATAAATTTGCTTCATTCACATAACTAGTGAACAATAGCGGATCATAACCGGCTTGCTCTGCCATCGAGCACCACCATGCATCTGCAACCGGTAACCCAACTAGTATCATGATGGGTGATGGCCCGGCTCTCAATCTACCAAGTGCTTTATGTGCAACTTCTGCTGTGAGTGTTTGACATTCATCTATCAAGCACACACCGCTTGTGATGTTTAAGCCTTCCAAGGGATTGTGCGTTGCTTCTCTTGTGCCCGGTCTAAAGTATGATCTGCACCACACTGTTGAGCCTGTGTGCGTATCTGTCCACAGTCGCAAAGTGTGGTTGTATGTCCATCCCAAAGGTTCAAGCCACTTGCTAATTTCAGGCATTAAAACAGAGTTATACCTTGGTGCAGTATCAGTGATGAGCAATGATGAGCAACCACGTCTCCATTTGCTGACCATGAGCAGAGAAAAAACTAGTGCAGATGTTTTGCCACTACCCCAACCACACCGAGCAGAGATCACTTCATCTTGTCGCATGATACGAGCAATGATGGCTTGCTGTAGATCATTGAGTTGCAAATTCATATCTGTTACTATTCATTATCTAGTAGTTGCTTGTTAGATGCCGGAGACGTGGTCTGATCCTCCACGTCTCCACTTATTAACAGTGCTTGAGCTTGTGCAATCATACCAACAACTACATCTGTGCCATCTGATTTATTGTTAACACTAACCTCAACATCACGTTTTGCAGCAAAGTCGTTGGGCCATCTTCGTTCAAGCATCCAAGCAGCCGCTCTCCAATCGGTAAACGCTGCACTTGTCACTGCCTTAATCAATACAGCTTGTGAGACATCAATAGCAGCTTGCACATCAAGTGCTAACTCTTCATCATCCTCACACCATCGGTGCAAAGTCATGCGAGTAATACCGGCTTGACTGCATGCAACTTCTTTAGTCAGACCTTCTCGCAAGTTTGCTAGTATCATCTCTATTGTCTTTGGTTTCTTCTTGCTTGGCATGCTCATAATGTTCTCTCAATGCAGATAATAAAGTTGCTTCAATGTGATTATACAAATC